ACAGCTCTCTTTGAGAGTAGATCAATATCGTCCAATCTGTCAATGATAATCTTGATTGCATCAATCGTTGATTTTTCATTTCAGTCTTGGTGCGCTTTTNCAAGTTCATCGACAATATCTCGAAGGAACTNGATTCATCTCTTGAGATGTCATGACGTCATCAAACCCAGGTATCAGGTTATGACGCTCAATTTGTTCAAGATCCGTTTGAGACATTCCTTCTTGATAGTCTAATGAGACATATTGTTTGACCTTCTTAGCGTTCTGCTTTTGATTTTATGGTCAACCAATTTTTGGCAACGACGTTGAAATATGAGAAAGCCTTTGAACCTTTTTCGGGGTCAAATTTATGAACTGCTGTGTAGAGAAACTCAAGACATTCAGATTTCAAATCCTGCTTTGATTCATGCATTACCTTGAAACCATAAACATTGATCAAGTTCTCAACCAAAGCATCGAAAGCTGGAAGAATTTCTTGTACGTAGATACTGTCTTTCTCAACTTGTACGTCAGAGTTTTGGTACCTTACAATTGCGTCTTGTGTATCACTAGTGAAATATCTTTTAGTTGGTTTTGAACCTGGCTTTCTGCGAGTGATTTTTTTTCGTTTCTTTGGTGTTAGTTTGAGCGTTTTGCGACCAACAGCTACATTAGCATTGCTCGCATCATTCTTTTCTTTGGTGTCGGACATCCAGAATTATACCTTCGTTTTGTAGCATTTGTAACGGATTTGGTGTATCCGGTGGCTGTCCAGGAAGTCTCGGGATTACACGTTCATCACGTGTAATTGATTCTTGTTCTTGTTCAAGAAAATAATATTGTTGCTTACTTCTTGCAGTAAATCTTTCGATTAGACCATTGACAGAAAGTCTGCAAACTTTTACTTCTTCAAGTATTTTGTCTACTTCTTTTCTAACGTCAGGCTNTCGTAGAATATTTGCATTTTGAGAACATTGCTGATTGTATCCTCAACGTCATTCAATGCATTAATGGTGTCACTGATATCATCTTCAAATACCATAATGATCCTTGAAAATTTTATCAGGTACCTAATGCTAAAGCCAAGTGCTGTTGTAAGCAACACAATGACGCCTATGAGAATCCAAGTCAACATCAAATTATATCTTTTAGAACTTCCGAGTATCTATCGCTGATGGCCTTAAAGCTATGCGTTTCCTGTAGCTTCGTCGCAAGCTCCTTTGCCCATTGTTGGGGCAAGCCAGGACTGCGGTAAAACTTCTGAAGTTTTCTTTTTGCATCCGTCTCATCTGGATTTGCCCATTGCATATCAGGGAAGAAAATCTTGTTATCTACCCTTGAAGGATGAATAGGCTTGAGTCGGTAATCAACTTTAACATATTTGCCTTGTCCGAGGAATTCAGTGTGGGCACTCCAGTTAGTTACAACAACTGGAAGACCGCACGCTGCTGCCTCAAGGATTGGCAAACCAAATCCTTCGCCACGAGTAAGGNTCACTAATGCCTTTACTTTGGGATGTCGGTACAGACCAGCAACCTCTCTGTCGGACATATTGCCGTGCAGTAAGTAGAATTTAGGTCCTGGACCCTTTTTTGTTTCCAACAACACTTTTGCCAAGACGTTGGTGGTATTCATTTTATCCAGCTTTGTATTTCGACCAAAGTTCGTCTTTACAATTACTCCAACTCGGTTGTCTGCAAACAATTCTGACATCCACTTGATCGTATAAGCAAGGTTCTTTCGATCATTTTCAGGATTGTTTCCACAGAACTGTCCAAAGATGAGGAAGTTGAAATCAGTCTCAAGTCTGGAAAGATCAACTACCTTGTCCATGCTATCGCCCTCGGCTAGTTCAAGAGCACCGTCCGCACAAGCGTCGGTAAATGCTTCTGGTACTACCTCAATCTTTGTTGTTACTTCGACGCCGGCATTGAGAATAACATTCTTGACAAATTCAGATGGAACAATGACGAGATCCATTTGATTTACGTTATTTGCCCATTCTTTAGAACATTTATCTGTTTCAACGGCAGCAGTAATACCAATGTTGTAATCAGCCAGGAATGGATTCCACTCATTTGGAAGTTGCAACTGCAAGGATACGTCATAATGATCAGCACTAGTTGCATGCTGTACCATTCGACCAACTAAACCATTATAAGCGTCTGGATTGACAATCCATGGAGTAATGCCCCACTGGAGTGCTTCAATATGCACATCAATGTCACCTCGTTTGTCCATTTGGTCAAACAACCATCTGGCAACCTGTCTTGCATGAACTCCATAGCCCGATTGTGTTAGAACTGGCGCACGTAGAATTACCTTCTTGTTCGATTGGCCAGGATTAAAATTGGGCGCACTTGGACCAGTCAAAACTCCACTTGCTCCAGGTGTTGGAAGAAGTTCAGCAGTTTCAATCTTTCTTTTGTTCTCGGCCATTATTTCTTCCTCTTTTTCTTGTTCTTGTTGGCTTTCTTATTTAATGGTTTTGTTCTAGTTGAACTGGAAGGTTTGCCCGGACTTGAAACTCGCTTTACGCCAGGTGCAACTGTCTTCTTATTTTGATTTGTTTCAGTAGCAGTTAGAGTAGAGTTAACAAACTGTTGCGTTCGAGCCATCTCGGCAGCCATCTGTGCTTCTTTTGCTTCGGCCAACCTGTCAGGGTTTCGATCAACAATGGCTTCTTCACCTCTTCCAGGAATGATAGGCTCAATCTTTTGGACACTCCAGGTGTTGGTATGTCCCGCTTTGAATTTATCAATGCAACTTGTAAGAGTTTCGTCCCAACGTTGAATGATTTTTTCATGATTATATTCAAAGTCAACGTAGTCTTTTGCTTTGACCTTGAGAGCTTCTTTTTCTTCAGGCGTGTAATCATGAACTTTCAAGAAAGCATTGGCAAGGTCTTCTGTACCAGCAAAATCTTCATAGATATATGGGACCAGCTGCGAACCTACAAGACAACGTTTTGCTGGTTCAATGGCCACACCAAGTTCGGTTCCATCACGATGGTCAACAACTTTTCTTGTTTCGCCACCGGTTTTTAGAGCAATGATTGGTTTGCCAACCTGTAGAGAGATGAGGGTTGAAAGACCAAATCCCTCATTTTTTGAAACGTTTACAACCGTATCAACCAAGTTGTGAAGTATGTTCATTCGGTCAAACCCGAGCTTATCAGTGGAGAACCAGACATTGTTTTGCAGTCCCATCATCTCGGCCACTGCAAGCAAATTTGGACCTTCAACATCACCCGGATCTGTATGCATGATTAGAACAGCATTACGATGTCCGTGTTTTGCTTCGAGTTTATCTAGGAAGAGTTTCCAACTGTCCAATACGTCAGCGGGAAGTTTCCTTGTTGCATTCCTGTTTACCCAAAGAGCCTTGAACCAATTTGCTCTTGGTCCAAAGTTTTGCGCAGCCAACTTATCCACTTCTTCTTTTGGAATTTCAAAGTAGATGTTTTTAGGGAAGGCATGAGGAATGTATTCGGTTTTCTCTGGAAAGTGAGGTTTGATCAGTTCATAGGTTTTCCAGGAAAGACAATTGATAAGATCCGTTGATTCATACCATGGTCTGTTGAATGCTGGATATGGGTCATTATCCCAAACGTGCCAATAAGCAATCGGACACACCTGATGAATTTCATCTTCAATTTCCCAGAGCCAGATGAACTGACGAGGGTCGGTAAAGATTAGGATGGCGTCAGGCTTTTCTGTAATCAGCAAGCTTCTAATCATGTCATGAGTGCCAAAACCATCTACAGGTTTCACGATAAAATCTTCGTTCACCTGAATTGTTCTATAGTCTTGGTGTTTGATCGCACCACCAAGGCAACGGAAACTATAATTGCCAGTTTTGACTAGACCTTCGATCAGAAATCGTGCTTGAACACCCACACCAGATGGCGCAAGTGGATGGTCTGACAACATCAAAATCTTCTTCTTCTTTTTAGGCTTGATGAAAAGGTCATCGCCAAGAAGTTCGTTGTCTACTGTTAGCAGTGATTCGGTCATGGATAATTTGACTTTCCTTCTTGTTATATTCTCTTGGTTATTAGGGTCTTTGTTCAATCAACTTGTAGATTATAGGCCAACTTCGTGATCAAAATCTGCCTGATACATCAGTTGAGCAAGTTCTTTGAACCTTATCTTAGGCTCCCAACCAAGCTTTTTCTTAGCCTTCTCTGGGTTTCCTAACAGAAGAGGAACTTCATGAGGTCTAAAGTATTTTGGATTAATTCTAACATGCTTTTCAACGCTCAATCCAGCATGCGCAAATACCTCTTCAAGAAATTCCTTTACCGTGTGTGTTTCCCCTGTTGCCAACACATAATCATCTGGTTTGTCTTGTTGAAGCATTAACCACATTCCATAAACGTAGTCTTTGGCATGACCCCAATCTCTCTTGGCTTCCAGATTACCAAGTTCTAGTATTTCTTGTTTACCTAGTTTGATTCTAGCCGCAGCCTGTGTAATTTTTCTTGTTACAAACGTTTCGCCACGACGTGGTGATTCGTGATTAAACAAAATTCCACAAGAAATGTGCATGTTATAACCTTCACGATAATTTCGACAAAGGTTATGAGCAAACAATTTTGAACAAGCATATGGAGAAGCGGGAGTCATTCTCGTTTCTTCATCTTGAGGTACATCAGGATTGTCACCATACATTTCAGATGATGAAGCTTGATATATTCTTGCTTCTGGTAAGACCTCTTTACACACATTGAGTAATTTGAGGGTTCCCATTGCAACTACATCCAATGTTTCTTCTGGTACATCAAAGGAAACTCTGACGTGAGATTGAGCTGCGAGATTGTAAATCTCATCTGGCTTCCATCTCGTAACCACTCGCCAAAGAGAGTGGCTATCTGTCATGTTTCCCCATTCCATCCAAAATCTTGGATTGTCATAGATGTGCTCCACTCTTTCCGTATTGAAAGTAGATGTTCTACGACGCAGACCAACAACTTTTTTGTAGCCCTTTTCCAATAGAAGTTCGGCCAGATAACTGCCATCTTGGCCAGTAACTCCAGTGATTAAAGCTACTCGTTCACTATAGGGTTTCATCATTCACTAAGCTTTGATCTGACACTAATTTTTGTTTATTATCAGACGCCACGAACATGTGGATAGTTGTTTGCAAACCATTCACACGTCGTTTTCAAACCTTCTTTCAAACTCTTGTACTCATGTGAAATTCTAGAAGCTTGACTTGGTTTTCTATATTGGCCAGAAGGTTTAGTCGTGTCCCACTCAATATCGCCCGAAAATTCCATAACCTTTGCAACGGTTTCAACAAGTTCTTTTATTGAAACTTCTTCGTTAATTCCGATGTTGCATGGAATTTCACTGTCATATGCCGATCCATCCGGATATCCAACCATTTTTAACAAAACAGCTGCAATATCTTCAGAAAATGTAAACTCTCTGAGTGAAGACCCATCTCCCCAAAAAGAGACGTTGGTTTTGTTTAGCTTAGCTTCATAAACTTTTCGAATTACTGCCGGAACTACATGCCCATCTTCTAAATCAAAGTTGTCGTGAGGTCCATAGATGTTGTTGGGAATGGCAGTTGTGTAGTTTCTACCATTTTGCTTTCTATAGGCTCTCGACTGAACCTCCAACATCCTCTTTGCATATGCGTATCCAAAGTTTGAGTCATGAGGTGGACCTTTGTGAAGTTGGCTTCAGGTTAGTGGATAAGTGACCCATTTGGCATCAGGATATACGCATGTACTAAGCATTGAAACAACATGTTGGACGTCGTATTTGTCAGCGGCCATCAACACATTTGTGTTGATCAAAATGTTTTCATTGAAGAAGTCGGCAACCTTTTCTGTGTTGGCTTTGACACCACCAACTTTTGCTGCAAGATGTATGACCTTTTTAGGATTGTGGTCACGAATCATCTTTCGGGCTTTCGTTGGATTGGTTAGGTCATAATCTTTTGAGCTAATGAAAACAGCGTCAAAATCTTCAGGCAAGAGTCGTCGAATGGCTGAGCCGACCAACCCTGAACCGCCCGTAACTAGTAAATCAGTCATCGTTTTCCTCATAATAATCAATCATCCGACAAATTCCTTCATCGAGAGAAACAGCTGTGGTAGGGTCCCAAAATTGACTTATTCTGGTTAGATCTGGTTCTATTTTACTGTTATTCTGAACTACATCTTTTAAGCTAGGTCTTGTTATTTTTGCTTTAAAGTGTGTGGCAACTTTTTCTGCAACTTCATTGATAGAAGACCAAACACCGTTGCTTACATCAAATTTTTTGTATTCTTTTGCAACTTCATATTGTTCAGCCAAAGTTACCAAGATTTTAGAACAATCTTCTGCATACAAAAATTGTCTAACTTCTGTTCCATCAGTCAACATATCAATATTGCTTGTTGTTTTTGCTTTTTTAATGAAATCGGTTATCACATGTGATTTCAACTCGTCAGATTCTGGTCCGTAGATATTCCAGAATCTTGTTGATATACCACCCAAAGATTCAGTAAAATGCTCTCCTACACGTTTAAGATTCCCATACGGGGACCACGGCATCTCGGCCATTACTGAAGATGCAAAAATAAATGGCTTGTTGTGCTTTTTTAGCAATGAAAACACGTTTGTCATTATTTTAGTGTTGTTGAGCAAAAAATCAAACTTGCCTTGTTTTGTCTGAAGGTATTTGGAGCCACCGATATCATAAGCGAGAAAAAACACAAAATCAACTTGTTCCATCCAATAATCTGTTAGGCGGCATTCCTCTCTTAAATCGTGTTCATTGCCAAGAACCAAATCTACATTATAGACTTTTATTCCCTGTTTACTCAAGTATTGACATAATGGTAGTCCTATTTGACCGGAGCCTCCAAGGACCATCATGCTTCTACGTCCCATCAGTTCATCCGTTTCTTTACTTAGATCAATCATCGGCCCATTCTGACAACCAGTCATCACTGGCTTTTACAAGTTTGTTTGCTTGATAGACTTGTTCATATAAATTAATGAATCTACCAATGTTCACCTCCAGAGAGAGATGTTCTTCAAATCGTGTTTTAGCTTTTCTTGACAATTCGTTGTAGTGGTTTTTATCCAACATCAATCTTTTCATTGAATTAACATATTCATCCAAGCTATTGGCCACATACCCAGCATCTCCTATTGTTTCTGCATGGCCCATTGCTGGGGCAGTGTGGCTTAGCGCAGGTAAGCCGTGACTTAGTGCTTCACTGATAGCCAGAGAAAATGTTTCCCCATCAGAACGACCATGTGCATATACGTCCAATGTGTTTAAAAATTTCGAAATTCGCTCTCTGTCGCCTGTATGAGATAGAGTGTGAAAATTTCGAAGCTCAAGCGATTCTGCTTGCTCTTTGTATCTTTTACTTCCTCCAAGGAGGACAAAGGCAACGTTGTCAAATTCATTTTCCATTTTTTTGAATGCGGTCAATGGAATAGGAGAAAAAATTCCATCATCATCTCTTTGGTGTAATCCAAAAACAAATTTATCATTTATTCCCAATTCTTTTCGGAGGTTGTGTTTGGAAACCTCAGGCAGTTCATCGAACAACGGAATGATTTCTACCTTGTTTGGTTCTCCACCTGCCTTTATCCAAGAATTGGCTTGATATTTTGAAATATGAACGGTTTTTACAACATTGCTTTTTCTTTCGGCCATGTTGGGCAAAGTAATCAGATCAATTTGAGGGATTGAATTAATTTGCGTAAAAGGATATTCGGGATGACCTGCTCGACCAGTTTGGAACATGTCATATTTGTTTTCGTCAAACACTTCCCAAAAATTAGTATCAATCCATTTATGTGTTGAGTCTCTCACGTCTTTATAAGCAACATTAAATTTTACAAGATTCACGTGTTTGCTTTCCATATAGGCTTTTCTATATGGATCAGTATCAGCATGCCTGTAATCCGAACCAAGATATGGTGCAGTATCACAATAATAGTAATCTACTTCGAATCTATCCTTCGGAAGATTTGCCGCAATGGTTTGCAGTGCCTTTTCAGTTCCACCTGCTGCTAAACCGCAAAATTTAATGAATGCAATTTTTATCTTTTCCATCATTACTTCTTTCTAAAAATGCGAACATGCATACAAGTAAGCAAGTCTTCATAAGATGGATCCTTCTCAAGGGTATCTCTAACTGCTTCTGAAACTTCAATGATTCCTTTGAAAGGACTTGTATAAGTTGGAATCTTTTTGAAATCACTGGCGTCATCTACAATCATGAACCCACCCGATTTTAAACATTTGTCATAGTTTTTGATGTCATCAACAGTTGCCTGATATGAATGATCTCCATCGATATAAACAATATCAAATGGTCCTAAATTGTTTACCTGTTCAACAATTTTTTCATCTTGCGACTTACCATCAATGATGGTTGTATTTTCCATTGTAAGTGAAAAGTTTTTAAAAATTCCTTCAATATATGGCATACGATTATATTTGGCAAAATCTGGGTCGAAAAGTGGAGTGACTCCAACAATCTTAGGCTTTTTATTCGTCTTATTTGCACATAACTCAACTAACGATAATATTTGTCCTTTATAAACACCTATTTCGAGAAATGAAAACTCGGGCGGCATTTGATCAACAATCAATTTCCACATGTATTGCAAACATCTTGCACCGTGGCCATAAATGACACCATTTCGATAGGATGCCTCAATGAAATCTCGATGTTCTTTCAACCAAGGAATAGAATCTGTTCCTAGATTGAAATCTATAATGACAGAACCATTACACAATTCCGTATCTTCATATTCTTTTATGTAATCTTCCAAGGTCTTTTTGGTCATTTTAAAGCTTCCAGTTTTTCTTTAATGTAATCATCAATTGTAATCAAAGGTTTCCATCCAAACATAGTATTTGCAAGAGAAATATCTGCACAAGTGTGCCGAGGTTCAATCCTTGGTGCAATATACGACGTTTCAGAAGAAATGAGTGATGCCAAGTGATTTAGTTCACGTGTTGTTCCCGAACCAATATTGAAAACGTTGTAGCCTGCCAAATTAGCTTCGGCTGCCATGACATTTGCTCTTGCTACATCAGCCACGTTTACAAAATCTCTACTCTGCTTACCATCTCCCGTAATCGTTAGTGGCTTTCCTTCAGAGAGTTGTCTAAACCAAATCCCAATGACAGGAACATATGCCCCTACTGTTGGTTCTCTTTTCCCATAGACGTTAAAATAACGAAGACAGGTAATGTTCATATCGTAAAGCCGACAAAAAAGTTCTGCATATTGATCCCCAATGAGCTTTTGGAGGGCGTATGGACTCATTGGATCAACAGGCTCTTTCTCGTCAGTTGGAACATTTTTAGCATCGCCATATACTGACGATGAAGACGAGTAGACTATATTTTTAACTCCATATTTCCTACAAAGATCGAAAACTTCTAACGTTGCAGATACATTTATTTTATTGTGTATTCGTGGTTCCTGAATACTTGGTTCTACTCTTGGTAGAGCCGCTAAATGAAAAACCACATCTACGTCTCGTAGAACGTCTTTTGCTATTGTGCTAAATTGAAACGGCGGTTCGATTAGATCACAATTGATAAAACGGGCTTTTGGGTTGATGTTTTCTTTTAAACCCGTTGAAAGATTGTCAATGACTGTTACTGACCAACCTTTGTTAACTAAAACGTCTACCACGTTAGAACCAATAAAACCTGCACCGCCAGTCACGACTGCTTTTTTCATATGAGACCCATATTCTGTTCTAAGGTTAGAATTCAACCATTCATTTGTTTTTGATGTTTTTTGCTATATAGTGCTCAAATTTGAGCATTTCAGGATGTCTTTGATTCTTATCTGTTACCAATGGTATAGAAAATTTAGATTTTAGGCTGTTGAGCCTAACGATTTTTCCAGGCTGAGAAAAGGGTGTTTCTTCCAGCATTACAGTAAGAAAATCATCTATTTTCCAAAGGTCGTTGAATTTATTATACCCAATTTTGCATTTCCAAATATTCTCTTCAAAAAACCAATCAGGAAATTCGGCGGTTTCTAAATCTTCCGAACATTCAATGCTGTCATTCCAGAACAAGCCTTCTACAGAATATTTTGGTGCAAACCAGGGCGAAATTGACTTGTAAGGGTTAGCTACCCAAAAATCTTTTTTTGTATGAATGGATGGATGTTTGATGCTAAATTTAATATCATCACTAATCGTGGTTGCAATCCAACGATGACTCACATAACCGGTAAGATTTGAATCTTCTGCGCCCCTCAGGTGATTAACAAAAACGCTTGGTACTTCAATATATCCTCTTTTTCCTACACGTTCCATTTCTCTACAAACGGCTATGGGATCTCTAGTAGAGACTAAAGCGTCATCGATAAGCACATAATCAAATTCCTCATCTTCAAATGGCCAAGGAGTATTTTCTAATGGTTGTGTAATCCATGTTTGCTTTGTGAAGTATTCTGGAATAGATTGGACCCAGGAATTTTTCTGGTTTCTATCATACCAGGAACAAGTATCAATAATAAAATTGGCACGGCGAAACGGTTGTTTACCGCCTCCGACATGCAAGACTTTCCATTCAGGTCGAATGATATCATAGTGGACATGAATAAATTTCATACTACTTCCAGTATGAATAAAGTCCCTTGTCTAGTTCAATGTTCATCTTCTTAACTTTTCTACTTGGTTGACCTTCGGCCCATATAAACATTTTTCTGACCAACTCTTCCAAATCTGTCTTATCTTCAAATCTCAGAAGACGTTTGGCTTTTGTATGGTCGCAAAATGCTGTATGAACTTCGTTTCTCGGCTCAGCATGAACAATGTTCACCCTGTATCCATATTCGTCTGCAATCTTCTTCACTAATTGAGCAAGTTCTAATATGGTTGTAGGTTTATCTGCGCCGATATTGAAGATTTCAGCCGAATGCTCAAACATCAGTTTTTCTAATGGTTCCATGTAGTATTTTACATCAGAGAAAGCTCTTACCTGCGAACCATCGCCATAGACAACCAAGTCTTCTTTATTGAGTGCTTTACGAATAAAAATTGCAACTACGTTACGATATTGATCCCAAAGATTTTGATAAACACCATGAACGTTATGAGGTCTAACAATTGCGTAGTCAAGACCATGACGTTCATATGCATCCTTTAAATCTAACTCTACTGCCATTTTTGCAATGGCGTAAGGATCAGATGGGTTATATGGCATGTCTTCTGTAAACGGTGGTTTATTGTTTCCGTAAACTGTCATTGAAGAGGTGAAAATAAACTTTTTTACATTATGTCGAATGGATTCATTAATCAAGTTAGCCGATGCAATAACATTATTTTCATAATTAAAAATGCGCACAAATGGCGAGAGTCCACAGGCAGCATAAGCGGCAAAATGAACAACAAATTCGGGTTTGTGAAGTTCAAATATTTCATTAACACTTTGTGTATATTTTGCATCCCAGGGGAAAAATTCCACTCTTGAGTCAACGAAATCTCTATAACCACCAGACAAATTGTCCAGTCCAATTACCTTGTATCCTTTATCACAAAGATATTTGCAATAATTTGCGCCAAAGAGTCCAGCGGCACCCGTTATCAAAATGGTTGGTTTCATGTTTCTTTCATTCACAGCAAATCACTTAGTTGTGGAATATGCCAAATTTCAAGAGATTTAAAGAAGTCTGCTCCGTATTCCTTAACCCATTCAATCATCTGATTGAGACGCCAGTTGTTTGTGTTGGACTTATATGAAAGTGATGGAAATACAACACCCTGTTTCCAACTTTCTGGTAAGACGGTAACAACTGCATTTGGGTCTTCCATTGTGATTCTATACTTTTGATTTATTGCGGCAGCATTTTTCTGGTCACGAATCCATTCACTACAACGATACCAAGCTTGTTTGATTTGGAATGATTCCCAATCACTAAATTGAAAATGAATAACAGCTCCATATTTGGGATTCAACATCATTGTATTTTCTTCAGTAGTTGGACCAGGAGTTCTTGGAGTGTGCATCCAAACCTTCGGATATTCCATTTTACCATTATCAGCAAAAATAAAGTCTTTGTAGTTATTGCTCCAAACCGAATTATCATCTCTATAATGGTCCACAGATTTCCACATAGCTAACCATTGCATTCTTATTTTTTGCCCTGGTTCCAAACGTTCACAAATCTTTCTACAATTTGTTGGAAACTGTCCGGTAAAGGTTTCGTCAGCATCCATAACAACAAAATGTGTTCCACCATGTTCACGACCAAATTTTAGAAGTTTTTCACGGATACCTAATTCTGCCCATCCAGATTTTACTTCAATATCATTACTGTAAACACGGACTCCAGCATTTTTTAATATTTGAACAGATTGATCAGTTGAGCCATCGTCAATCGCCACAATTTCATCAACTGCTGGAACAACGTTGGAAAGAAAGCTTGGAAGCATCTGTTCTTCATTTTTAAATGGTAGTAACGCTATCACTTTCATGGTTTTGAATTCTCTCTTCTAAAGTTGTCGTAGTTTGGAACAAACTCTGTTACGTCGTGTTCAATGCCATCAAATTTAATTTTGCCGACATCATACTCTGATTTTTCTTTGAGTTTGTTTGCCCAGTTTGGGTCAATTTTATCAAAAATTCCGTATCGAATTTCGATTAGGGTTCTTTCTAAAGGTTGTTTGCCATCACCACGTGTACTAGCACCTTTGCCTTCATCAAGATAGTATCCCAAGACGCCATGCGCTACTCCAACTTTTGCATGTATTGCAAGACGAATAGCAAGGTCAAAATCTGCTCCGGATTTGAGTTGTTCATCAAACATTCCAGCTACATTACATAAGCTTTTACGCCACATGAAAAACGGACCAAGAACCATACTTCTGGTAAATTCTTTCGGCCTATGTGAATAAATGCTATGATCGACAAATTTACCTTTTTGTGTCGGAAAGGAATTGACAATCACAAAATTTCCATGGGATATTCCGTACTCGGGATTTTCCATTAGAACATTGACTTGCTTTTCAAGGGAATCCGGTGTTCTTAAATCATCCACATTCCAAATTGCAACAAAATCCGCATCCGCCTCTCTAATACAACGATTCATTGAAGTGCCAATTGGTTCGACCGGATTGACAACAATATGCTTGATTACCCCAGGATATTTTTCTTGGAAAGCCTTTACCCATTCAAGTTCTTCTTCGGTTGGTTCATTATGATCTAACACAACTTGAAGCTGCTCAAAAATTGTCTGTTTTGGTAATTCATCCAAAAAAAGCTTTAGATACTTTTTCATTCTAAAGCATGGAGTAATACATGAAATTAATGGTTTATCTTGCTGTTTTACCATACGTTTGAGTCTTTCTATGACAATTAATGCACAATGTTCGACCATTGTCTATATTCCACAATTGTTCACAATCGATCGCTTCTTGAATGTTGGTAATTTTTTCTTGCAATAAAATAACAGCAAACTGTCGAATGTGATCAGCGTGTAAAAAACCTCCAACTTTTTTACATTTTTGACATGTCCACCCATCTCTAGTAAACACATTTTTGCGCCATTGAATGTACTCTGGTAAATTTCTTATTTTGCTTGGCAGTTCGCTGGTTCCACCTTTCCAATTTGGATTTTTATCTTTTTTCCAACGTTTAGAACGTATTTGTCGGTCCTCAGATGAATGAACAGGAACTCCTTTTTTGGCTTGTGAAATTTTGTTTTTAGTTTGCTTGGTATGTGTGTGACCCCAAAAGGGGTTATTTTCTCCTTTTACGCAAGCGTGATTTTCAGAAATTTTTTCTCTAATAGATTTTGGAAGCTTACAACCGAAAAAATGGTGCTTCTCTCCGCCATGCGTTATAGCTTTAGACTTGCGAGGTAAGCCAAATTTTTCCAACCAATAATAAATGGTTCGATAGTCCTTTTCAACTAAAGTTGCTATTTGAGATATTGTTTGGTCTAACTCATAATATTGTTTTTTCAACCATTCTTTATCTTTGTAAGGTGGTTTATTTGCTTGGGTCTTCGCCATGTGAAATCCTGAGAAAATTGTAGTATTTCTGGGCACTCTTTTCTAGAGTGTGGTTTTCTAAGATGTACTGCCGAGGGCTAAAGGTATCAATGTCATTCAAAAAATCTTTGAAGTGATTCAGGTTGACATCGTTCGTTATGCGTCCGCAACGTTCATCGAAGTAGNTGTTGAACAAGCTGAAGCTGTGACTTTTCCATCTTCTGACGCCAAACTGGATTGTTAAACACGTAACAAGGCGTGTCGGTCGCCAAGATTTGCATATAAGCGATACCCTGACTTTCAGTTCCTGTTAGAAGAACAGCAAACTTACTAACCGTACACAACTGTTTGAGTTCGGATTCATCATACGAACCATATCTCAACACTTTGTATTTGAGACCGAATTTTTTACAAATTGCTTCTGCTACAGCCAAATCTTGTTCTGAACGATTCTTGAAATAGATAAAACAATCCAACTCTTCAACTTTGGTGTCAACTGACAATTTGGGAACGGGTGACCACTCATCTGTGTCAATCCCAACTGGCCAAACATGAATATGTTTGTCTTTCATAAGGTCAAACCTTTCGTACATAGTTTTGACCCAGACCGATGGTACTACAAAGTGATCAAATAACTTGCAAAGAGAAGGATTGTCCGTTGGCAAAACAAACAAATTTGGGCCCATCAATATAGGATTCTTTTTGCTGGCGTAGTCTGTTAGAATTTCCGGCATGCAAAACTGAAACATCCAGAATATTTCCAAGGTCTGCTGTCATACAGTTGATGAACCGAAACGCCGATTTTATCCAATCCAAGCTTTAGGTTCTGGACAACCTTACCAGGTCCACGATGCGAATCGTTTTGGTAAAGTAATGAGACGCTTCTTTCATAGTCATAATCGGTACGTACCATATCTGCAACAGTTTACCGATCAAAACAAAAGGTTTATACTAAGATGTAGTTCTTTCTCCAGTACCAGGTTCAGAACTACCCGTATCCACATCTGTTCCAGTTCTTTCTTGTTCGCTTCTAATATCACGAAGTACATCCAGAGCATTGGTAACTGTTCCAATGAACGAACGATATTGTCCCCAAGCATCATCGGGACCGAATCTGATTGATGTTGTGAAATCACCTTGACTAAACCTGTGGTCCATGCCAACTACCGAATAAAAGTTATCGGCCGTAGTTCCAGTTTGGAAATCTACAAAGAATCTCTGTGCATAGGCTATCAAAGGATTGCCAAAACATTCAACAGAAAGTTGAGTAGGAATGATCTGCATTGGCAAACCACCAGCATCTTCACCATTAGGCGTTATGCTTTCCTGTCTTCTAAAGCTTCGGATGAGATTGACCGTGTTCAGTGCAGACTCTTGGAGAGAAGACAATTGTGCATTCTTTACAGTGGTTCCACCAGCCCCATAAATGATATAAGGGGTGTTTTGCATAATAAATTCTTTGATCTTTTGCGGACCGCCCTTAATTCGATATTGTCGATCTGCCGGAGCTTGTTGTTCTGGTGCTGGGTTTGGTATTCTCTCCAAAAGGTCAGACGCTTCGGCCGCAGCAATAGTTGCATTAGCAATGCTTTCTCGTATTGCAACAACACCAACGTTTCGACCCTGAATGGTTGGGAACCTTCCCACAGATTGCAACGTCTCGGTCCTGGTAGCCGCTAGGAGCTGTCCTAAAGTTGAATAGGAGGAACTCTGTCGGTCAAAAACATGAAGCCGTAGGATGGTTTTTCCATTATTCTCTGATGAACTCTGACCATCTCGTGTGCCGGCAACTTCTGGCAGGGCTTCGACATAAAGTCCAACCTGGGGCATTCTAATGAGCCATCAGGTGTTATATCTTGTAGAAGGGCTTGAAGTCTTGTTTGATGATCAGGAGCTTCATCAGCTGCACGAGTGCCCNTAACTCTTCCATCATCTTCAACGAAAGCCTCAAATAGAGGGCCACGTTCATCTTTTAGTCCATATGATGGAGCAGCAGGATCGTCCAAAATCGTGTCCATGATAAATTGCATGAACTCTTGAAGAGTCATCACACCAGAACGACCAACATGGTTTAGTCTGTAACGAGCAAGTTCATCAGCGAAATAATCAATATCCACGATAAAGTTGCCAATATTTAGACCATTTGCGAGCCCAGCATATTCATTGAACGGATAGAAAATTAGCTGAATGTCGTCGTAGTTTCCACTGTTGGCAAGCGGTTCACCAACGAATGACAAGAACAATTTTGCCAAGGAAACTGGCTGATCACTTGCAAGTTCGACTCCAAATGCACTTCTCTCAAATTCGGTCAACCGTCTACTTTCAGCAGCTGAACGTCGTGATTGTTGTCCGGTTGCCAGCAGTCTTCTGTTGCCAATTTGATCATCTTGAACCAAAAACGGATCTGGTCCGGTTTGCATGGCACTCACTTTCCGTCGAATACTATCCTGAATAGTTCGACGAAGTCTCTGAATGACAGTGGGTTCTCCACTACTTCTTGTTGGTTCTAGTGATTGCCCACGTCGTCTTCTGGTCACCTGATCGCCAAAGATACTTTCAATTCTCTCAACCAATTCTCTAGCACTAGGATTTGCAGAGTTTCGGTATGCTGCCCTGAAATCTCTAAGTGCATCACGAAGATCATTTGTGAGATTTGGATGACTCATTGCATCTTGTGCCGCATCAAGAATTTGACGACCACGAATTTCTCTTTGGGTAGAAGCGGTACTTGGTGGGAAAACTCTTTGTCGAAGTTCTCCAATGGTTGTTTGAAGTTCTTCAATTTCTCTTATGAGATTTCCAAAGGTCTCATTATCACTTGACATTAACTGAGTGTTGAAAGCTGATGCTCCTCTCATTGCAATATTGAGTTTAATGATAACCTGTCCAGTGTTGTCAAAATTGAATGAGGAGTTGACTACCATATACTTTTCCTTCACCCGCATTCCATCAATCAAATCAGCATAGGGATTGATCGAAGAACCAACACGAGTAGAAGTAGAAGCACCATTAATTTGATTGGTTATTCCAGCATCGGGATGTGACCAACCATATTCAATTTGGATCTCATTTTGCCCATAAAGATCTGGCTTTACGAAACTTGCAACTTCTGGTAGTCTCGAACGATCATGGAGAATAATTGTCATTTCTCCACGTTTGAAGCTCATCATACCTGCTGATGGCGTAACAGAAAGACTGAGGTCTTGCAAGGTCATCAGTGGTCTAAATTTGTCCAGGACCGGATTCGAGCGTTCAGCCGATGGAACATCTGACGCATCAGCATTTATCAGTGTTTGGGGTGATGTGAAAAGCTCCATTCCCGCCACGGAATAAACTTCAGGAATTGGTCGGCCAGGTTCTTCCTGTTGAGTAGATACAAGCGCACCCTCGGTCGTATTTGCTTGTGTCATTGTATTGAGTGGAGAACCATCAGCCACACGCTGTGCTCCCAACAAGAACTTGTTTAGCGAAAGTGTTTGCAGTCTTCTCTCTGAATCTAGAGGTGGTCGAGGGAAGAAAAAATCAATATTCAAGTATGGAACCGCCCTCGACATTTCTATGCTGGGTACTCCGTTAAAAAATATCGTTGCAGCAGCTGCGTTTTGATTTTCTAGAGTGACTCGTGGAGAATTTGTAAGAAGGATAGATAATCCTGGATTTTCCTTGCTCGGTTCGGTTGGCCTAGCATTTATTCTTGTTTCTTGATCACCGTATCCAAGCATTTGAAGAACAGTGACTTCGGTTGTGTCGGTCATTGTTGGTTCATCACTATCGCCAGATTCAGCTTCCTCGGGAACGTTGATTTCGGACGGTACAACAAAGTTGAGATTGCCACCTGCGTAATGAACCTGTAAAATTCTACCAAAACTTCTTCTAAGATCATCAGAATTGTCTGCCAAATTAATTTGTTCATTAATTTCAGTGACAAGTTGATTGGTCGTTCTTGCACCTTCTGTAGTATCAATAAGAAGTTCTATCAACCTTTTTTCTTCGTCGGTTGGAGCTACAGTAGTTACTCGACGAGTATCACCAGACCCAGCACTTTGTGCGCCTTGGCTTGTTGGACTTGGACTTGTATCTCGGAGTTGATCAAGAGCAATTCTTGATGCAAGATCACTTACGGTATGAACACCATAATACCTTGATAGCGTATTAACTGCTCTTGCTAATCTTTGTTGTCTATTGACCATGATTTAATTTATTGCGGCCTGTAAAATTTGTAACCCTTTGTTACAGTTCTCTTACCAGACAACACAGCATAAATATTTGCATCATTAATTCCCAATGTTATACTTGCATTACGTAAACTAGGAAACAATTTTTCTTCATTGGTTGCTACATTAATAGCAACAATTGGTTTTCTGGTTTTAGATGCCAGCCTTTTGTTCTCAATTGTCTTTGCAGAGTCTTTTTTCCCTAAATGCGCTCTTCTTTGCTTGACTCGCCACTCGTCGGACAAACATTTCTCATAAAAAACTTTACTCATTTTTTCTTTTTCTTGCTCGGAACATTTTTTGCCTTTATTCCATGCTGACTTTTCTTTTCTAAGACTTGCAAGACGTTCCTTGTTCTCCTCAGAAATTGCATACCAGTTTGGTCCTCGGGCTTTCATTATTTTTGAACGTTTTTCTTTGGTTTTATCAGATTGCTTGGTCCCTGAAAGACTTTTACTAATTTTTAGTTTGGTTTTTTGCGAAACCTTGTGTCCTAAAAGTGATTTGCTTATTTTATTTTTCCATTCGGTAATTTCTTCTTCCGCTTTGTTCTTCCAGGCTGATTTAATAGCAATGCTCATTTTTCGTTTGGTTACTTCCGGTGTGTTTGACCACGAGCCTAGTTTGACAAACGGATTTTTTCTGAAAATTATAACATTGTTCCCACTTGTCAAGATATTGATCAATATAAAATTGCTCTTTTTTGGTTCTTTGTAGTTTGGTACCTTCAACAACTTCTAAAATTTCAAACAAAAAAGCATCCGAACCGTGTTTGGTCCAACTTGCTAGCAAATGTTTGTTACAATGTTTTCCCGAATTTAAACGACTTTCATGTTGTGCAGCTCTCTTTTGAAAACACTTAGCACTTCCAATATAAATTTTACCATTGGTTAGGTTTTGAATTTGATAAACTCCACCTTTGCTAGATTGGCCATCAAATTTCTTTTTCATAAATTATCCTTGTTTCATTAAAAAGACACTTGTGTCTTTTCTGTCAGCAAAAACAAGTATGTCCTGACCACTCCAGTTTCTTATCAACTATTCAATTTTTAGCGATTGATCAGCCCCAGATCTTATTATTTATTCAATTTAGCCAACAAATTTAATTACGTCGGTTAATTCTGGTATTCTGATAAGAGTTCCTGGGGGCGACTGGAGTTGCCATCCTATTCCAGAAGCTGCCGAAATAACCCAGCTGAGTCTGCCGTCACCGTAAACTTCACCAGCTAAAATATCAAGTCTCACTCTTTCATCTAGAGTTATTTCGGTAAATCTAATGTTACCGTTTGAAATATTTTCTCTAATTGCTGGAATGGCATAGGAGGTTGCATATCGGAAATTCAATCCAACAATTCTTGTTCTGGCATAACGACTTAAAATCATAATACTATCCTATTAGACCGGTAATTGGATTAAAATCTTCCACGTTTTCTTCTTCGTCTGAAGTGTCTACTGAAGCTTGTGCGTTCTTAGAAACATATGTTGCTTGTGATTCAGTATCTCTGTTTCTCGCAAGTTTGATTTGCTTGAGGATCTGACCTATGTTGTATGGCGCACCAATCATATTGCCGTTTGCATCAAGACCTGGGTTGAGATCCCAAACAGGTGCAAATGTGATATCAATTGTACACCACTTTGGGGCTCGGTTGTTCAACCCCTCAGTTTCCCAAAGTGCTCCATCCCAGTTAAAAGCCATGTTCTTGATTACGCCAGCAAGACCTTGTCCTCTTGTAGAGTCAAACGATTTGAAAATTGGATTTCCTTCAGCGGTCTCAGCATCACGATCGCCTGAAGCGAAGAAGTTTCTGACTAACGTTCCATCATTGTAGTCTGTGATTGGTTCATCCGTCGAAGCAGTATCTCCAGGCGCAGCAGCCTGTGCTCTTTCATTAATAATATAATCAGGAACAGAAAGCAAACCAGCAGATTGGGCACTTAAATCAATAACATATGTAGTTCCACCGTCGGTTCCAGGCAACGCAGGAACGAAAACAATATCATAAATCTTGTTTCCTGGTGCGGCTGTTACTCTGGCGGTAGCACCCACTGGAATCTCAGGTGGTCGATCACCTGGCCTTCGGCCAGCTCGTCTTGATGCACGTTGACGATCTACTTCCGCTCGACGAGTAGCAGCTTGTCGTTGTCTTAGTTCTTCTTGCGTTTCTCGGACTTGAACAAATTGAGTAGCGGAAGTACGAGCAGCAGTTGAACCCACTTGTGCAACAGGCTGTTGAAACACAAACAAATCACCTTCTTGAAACTGATAGTTTTCAAACTGTCTGCGCAATTCAGCTTTACGCTCCAATGTTCGTTGTCGTGCCGCAGCATCTCTTTGTCTTGCTTGTTCTGACAATTGGAAACTTTCGGTGCCAATACCAAACAGTCTGGCAAGATCGAAGTCGCTATAGTTGCTCTTAATCAAATCACCAACTCTTAGACGAATGAGAGGGGAAGACGAAGGGATTTGTGAGAACGGTTGTATGAATTTCTGACTGTCAAAAGATATTGCTCTACCTGCCGTGTATTGTGGGAACAACATCATAGTAAGCTTATTAATCTTATACCACATTTCACTAAAGTCACCAGGATTTGTTGACACAACCTTGAAAGACAACTGGATATTTCTGTTTGTGTTTTTGTAGGTGTAAACCTTCCCGATACGTCCGTAACCATCAGCTTCGTTGTATTCTACGTCATAAGAATCATTGACAGACTCTAAGAAAGCATGGAAAGCGATTATCTCATTAGTTCTAAGATCGTGGAAGTAGAACGGAACATAATAAGAATCAAGTTCTCTTTCCATCAACTTGACTTCTTCCTGTGTAAATCGTCGAACTCCCTTTTTGAGCTTAACATTTCTGTTTGCTGCTAGGTTTTGATAACCTTCTGTATCATTGGCCCAAATAGATTCAGCGGTAATAATCTGGTCGTTCATGAAAAACATGGAACGTACCGTGTTGGCACCCCAAGCTAATGAACCACGAAACTGGGGCTCTACTTGATTAGAAAGTCTATTCTTCTTATGAAGTGCAGCGAGATTCAGAGTGAGATCAGGTTCCCCGTCTTCAGTAAATGGGTTGCTGATAACATCATTGATAGCATCTATATCCGAAATATTTGAGCCAGCCTTTAGAGACGTATCTCCAATGGCCGCAAGGATGTTCATAAACTTAAGGAATTTTGATTCCTTGATAACATTTACGATACCAAGAAGATTGGTAGGATCACTAGGTGGACCAATTAATGGATTTACATCGGCTGGACCAGATGCTTGCAAGCCACGATCATTTCCACCACCCAACGAAATAAGATTGCCAGCAATATCAAAAAGTGGATCAGCTACTGCTCTTGTTAGGGCTCTCAAGATTCCATTGTAATATCCAGGTGCTTCTGCGATTCTTAGACCAGTTGATGCCAGTCCTAATGCAAAGTTAACACCACTGGTATTGTCAATGCCGAAAAAGACTCTTACTCCTTCTTGTAGAGCTGATTTATAGTCGAATTGTGTTTCTATCAACAAATCAACATTGTTTAGACCAACTAAGGCTAAGCCGAATTCTCCCGGCGTTGACAATTGCCCCGATCTTTCCTTTGGAATATAAGAACCAAGTCTCTTTCTTTTTTCCAGGATCACACTTGCTTGGTTAGAAGCATCATCGCTGAATATATTGGCTGCTGATGTGAGTGAATCGTTGGTGCCGAATTCATTCGATAACAACTCTGACAAAGCGATGAATATTTCAGCATAGGTCAAGCTAAGCAAACCACCCACAATCACACTGGAAAATCCTGAAGAAACGGCAGCAAATGGCACATATGGATTGTTGACCGATCCATAAGATGCTTTTGCATTTGAAGAAAGCTCTATCTCGACTTCAGGCTTTCTAATATTTTCGTCTACATTGTTTCTGATGACTTGTGTTGCACTAAAGCGATTTGCATCTACTCTGAAACCTAGTCGAGCAACTCCAGGCACAGCACTTGTTGAAGCTCGGGCGGCTGCTGCTTGACCTGGGTCGGTTGGGTCAGATGGGACAAACACTTCACCAGATGACTCAAGCAATATTTGACAGCCAAGATTCTGGAGCTGTTCGATTGTCAGAGTTGGAGTTACACCTTCTTCGACCTCTACGGTACCAAAAAGCTTCTTTGGACCATGCGCACCTAGTCTAGGTTGAATTAGGTGACGTCTTGTTCCGGCAACATCTTCAGGTACAAAAGTATCTTGCGGGTTGTCGGGATCTGATATATATTTTTGGTTGGGTGAAAACGAGGCATTTTCTCCAATCCTTCTTGCAACTTCATTAGCAATAGGGGTTGGATCGTTTCTAAGCTCACCAAGAAGAAGCGAAGCTTGGACTTCCGATTGGGTATTTACACTGCCTTGTTTACCTGGCAATACATCTCTGTCAAAAGTTGTACTTCTACTTTGGTTTTCAAAAGCAGTTCTAGCTTCAGAGGCTTGGCCCTCTGGAAATTTAGCGGTGAAACTATTTTCTGAATTTGAGTCATCACCAAAAGCATCAAGCTCTGGACCATCATCAATTACAGCTGTACTTTGGTTGTTGGCATCTTCTATCTCTCTTCTAAAGAAGTCACCAATTTTTTGCTTTGTTTGTTGTGCAAAGTCATCTGACTCAAAGCGTACAAGAGACCCTTCAGGAGTAGACTTTCTGTCTTCCTCGGAATTTTCCAGAAGAATCTTCTGTGGTATGTCGTCACGTTCGACCATAAGATGAGGTTAATTACTTGCCCAAGTGATTCTTGAGAGGGGTATAAACTTCTCGCTCGAATCTTTCTGTTATTTCTTTCAATGATTTGATGACAAGCAATCGCTCATCTTCCGGAAGTTGATCTAACAACTTCTTATACTGCTCGTTTTTCATTAATTTGTCGAATATCTTATCTCTCATAACTTAGATTATCCTGGTACTGTGTCTCTCTTAGTTAGAATTACACTTTCCCCACGTTCGGTAAGAGCCTTCTCAAGCTCAGCAGCATCAAGTGTAATTCTCCAGTTGACGTTGAATTGAATTGGTTGATGAGCGATTTCAAGACGTCCAGTAGATTGAAGTCCGAGGTTGTTAGCAAATGTTTGCAATTCTGAGTCAATGTTAAATGCTCGGGCAGATGCACCCTTTAGACGTCTACCAACGTTATTGGTACTGTCAATCAAAGCATTGATTCCAGTCTGAAGTCTGTCCATCATATCGTCATTAATCTGTTCGGCCGCCGTTGCTTGTCTGGCCAATGCGCCAAAGTCAATAGAATTTACACCGTTCACAAACGCAACAATTTGTTCAATGTTGCTTGAAACGTTACCAGAAATTCTCACATTGCCGAATTCTTGAACGTGGGTTATCCAATGATTTCCGCCAGTGCCCCAATTTGGGTTGAACAAGTGACCAAAGAATGCGTGCATTCCTCTTACACGGTCACCTCCTCTGCCAAGTCGGCTAACAATACCGGAAGTTACAATTTGACCAAGAGTGGAAGCTGCACCAATAATTTCGGTCAAGACTTCAGCGTTTCGCTTGGCTCTAGGATTGATTCTAGCTTCACCAAGTGCTTGGATTGCCGTAATGATAGTATTTCCTCCTTCAGAAGAAAACATCGCATTTATCATTTCGCCAATCTGTTGAATTCTTCGCCTGAATACTCCAGGGTCTTCTCCTTCGCCTTGAGCCAAGGTACCAACTGCACTTGACAAACCAGATACCGAATTGATTACAGCACCAAAAACTTCAACCACGGATGAGAGTCTTTCAACCTGACTCTTAGACATGCCTGCGGCAATGTTTTTTAGTTGATTGATCATTACCGGCATCCAAATTGCCATTGGTGTAATGATTCCAGAAACAATTCCAGTGAAGAATTGACTTATTGTTCGAGCACTTGGTAGACGTCCTCCCCCGCCTTTCAAAGCCTTTAGGAAATCTTCAGAAGTAAAAGATTGTGATACAGTTTGAACCAGGCCAGTAAGATTAGTGAAAATATCTGCGACTACTTTAAGACTCTCAAGTTGAGCCGGATTTATTCCATTTGCAATACTAATCATGTTGCCCATGAAATCTTGCATGGTTCTAAGGAATCCACCTTCGGAGATAACTTCAAGCATGGTTTGAGCAAATCTTCTGACCATATTCAAAACGCTAGAAGTATGGTCCACTTGAATTTCTGCTCCCTCGCCAAAACCAAGAGCTGCTCCTACTCTACTCAAACCAGTTGCAGCCCGACTTTCAAGTACGCTCGCTGCCTCTGCTAATCCAAGGACTGCTGCCATACCTCCGTCGGGCGACAATGCCGAAATGAGTGGTCCAAGAGACTTGAGGAATGTAGAGAAAGTTTCCACTTTGGTAGCATCTACAGGTGGAGCGTTTCCAATAAGCTGCATTACACCGTGAAGTGATGGCAAAAGTGAAGCAAGACTAGTTGATACTTGTTCAAAGTAATCTCCTGCCGTTTCGAGAATTCGAACAGACAACAAGTCTCCAAACAAACCTTCGGTCAATTCAGCATTTGCAGACAAGGCTTTCGCAAGCTCAACTGTTGCATTTAGAAGTGGAGCAAGTTTTTCAGCTGCATCTAGTTGATTTGTTGTGAACCCCCTGGTTGCTTCAACAAGAGTTTCAATTACTCTCTTTGTTTGACCACCAATTGCCTCAACTATTTCTCCGACCATTCCAAGAGATGCTTTTGCTTCTCGTTCAGGATTTCTACCCCAAGGCATCGCTGCCAAACTTAGGAATGAAGGAGTGGCAGCATTTATAATTTGAGCAACGTTTGCCGCAAATGATCCCAACGCCTTTACCACTTCAACAAAGGTTTGAACTTTGCTTTCCGGTACGCTAGGCATCTTATTAATGCTCTTCAAAATATCCGTTGCATGTTCTACACCAGCTGTTGAGATTTCAGCTAGTGCTGCAAGACCGACAAGTAGTCCTAATCCTCCACCAATGGAAAGGATGATAGCTCCAAATCCAGCAGCAGCAATTGCAAATGCAGCAGTTGCACCATAAATCAAAGCCATAGCAGTGACAGCTTCGGTAATACGTGGAATATCAGCTGCACTAATTCCACCCATTGCATCTTTGATTTCAATCAGTTTTCCAACTGCAAGCTTTGCCACTTCAAGAAGAATAATGCCGTTTAGCAAACCGGCTGCCATCATCAATGGATTGATTGCTGACAACAACATGACCGTTGCACCAAGACCAAGAAGGGCCAAGATGGCACCGCCAAGGATTAGTAATGGTTCACCAGCTTTTTCAATTGTATCCATTCCAGCAGTTTGCAGAGACTGTTTTACAGCCCAAAGTGCTCCAGCAAAGGCGACGCCGCTTACAGCAAGTAACAACGCACCATACAACATCATTGATGCTGCAATAGACAAGGTTGTTGGTTCAAGAGTAAGAGCGGCTAAAGCAAGACCAATAGTGGCCAACACTGCCATACCTAGAACAAGAAGTGGCATAGCAGCTTTCTTGATATCCATCAAACCAGCAGCTTCAAGAACTCCTTTGATTAGAGCTAGCGAACCAGCAAACAACACACCGCCAATTGCAAGTGCTGTTGCACCGGCAACAAGATTTAAAAGCATTTGTCCTGCTTGTCCGGCAGGCATTGCTTTTGAAGCCAAGCTAACAGCAATCATTCCAGCTATTGCTGCGCCGAGAACAAACATTGGAGCAATTGCGTCCGCAACCGTATTGATACCGCCAGCTCTAAGAGTTACCTTCATCAAAGCAAGGGCGGCAGCTACTTCAACACCACCAACAGCTATTGCAGTTGCGATAGCTATCAATTTTAGTCCTAGTTGCGCAGCTTCCCTTGCTCCAAATCCCCTGGTTTGTCTACTGATATCTGCCGTCGCTCCAGCAGCGGCACCTACGCCTCGAACGGCTCTTGGACCACCAGCATCCATCTTAGTTGCTAATTTGTTGACTGCTTCGGTAAGTTGGTTTGCTCCCTTGGCTAGCATCCTATTCTTTACAAATCCACCAATGCCTTGAACAAATACTGCACCAAGTGATGTTGCTAGTCCTCTGGCCATACCAGCGACGAAAGCTGGGCCGAACATGGCTGCAACTAGTCCAGGAATTGCCTTTACTATCATTGGTTGGACTCTTGTCCAAACTTCGCCAAGCATTTCAACAAAAGAAGTCCATAGCTGCTCTAACAGCCTACGTCCTTCCGGAGAAGCAAAAAATTCAATTAGTGGACTGAACATGTCTAGAAGGAACCCGGCTACACCATCTTTAGCTTGACTCAATCCTCCAATTGCGGCCGAAGGGTCTCTGAGGGTGTTTGTTATGAATTGAAAGACTTGTGTCAGACCCTTAATTGCCTCTTTTAGAAGCCCGGTAAAGATGTGGGCAACAGCCTTGAAGAACGATTTGAATCCTTCCAATATCTGCCGACCAGCCGGCGAACTTCCACTGAACCAGTTGAAGAAATTTTCTTTGAGTTTCTTCAACAATTCTGGTAATGCTGTTTGTGGATCTGTGGTCATTCTTTGGAAGAAATCTCTAAATGCCTTAACAACTCCTTCAAGCATTTTTCTGAATCTTCTCGGATCGAACAGTTCTCCAATTCCCTGCAAAACGTCCCTTACTCCAGGGAAGTTTTTAACGAACATTTGGCCGACTCTCATACCAGCATATCTGGTATCTCGCATTGCTCGCCGCAAATTATACATCAGGTGATAGAATTCTCTAGTCCACCGTATGCCTCTCATAAAACCTTGCAAGAAGATATCAAAGAATCCGCCCTTTAACGCTTGTCCAGATTTGACTAATCGTTCAATTGAATTGGACAACTTCTGCATTGCTTCTGCTTGTGACAGTTGTTGCTTTTGAGCGTTCTCACCTTGCTTTTGAATGTCCTCATAGGTCATACCCTGTTTTTCAGCAGAGAAAACCATGGATAAAGTTTTCTGATCAAGACCAGTGTGCGTTGCCAACAAAGCACGTTCCTGTCTTGTCATTTGTTCAATAGACCGACCAGCCGAAAAGAACGCTTTTCTTAACCGTTCGATATTGGCCGCCGGATCTTGTTCTTGTACAAGCTTCAAGGTGTCAAGCTGAAGTCCGAAAGCTTGCGAGAGTTGTGCAACAGACTCGGCTGCTTTGTCAAAGTCTGCGAACTGATCCAAAACACCTGTAAGTTTCTCTACTTCTACACCAAGCTTACGGGCATATACAGCAACCTGTGCTAACTCTTGAACACCAATGTTTCCGAAATGTTCAAAGTCATCGATCATGTTGCCGATTTCTCGACCAATCATCTTACCATTAATACCGAACGCTTCACCCATGGCAAAAGCAACAGAGGTTATTTCTCGTCCCATTTCTTGGACAGACAACCCCCTACGAGCCGCTTCTTCGCCCATGGCTCTAAAGCCCTCTTCGGTTAAACCCAAACCTTTCTGGTAAGCGTGGAGGCGTTCTACAGCCTCAGGCCCCATAAATTCTCGTGTGAAACTAGAAAACACTGGTCCGAGTTGGGTGGCCATTTCATGAACTCTCTTAAGAGATTCGGCCATGTTACCCATCGTTCTCCAAATGGAGAGACCAGTTTCAGCTAGTTGACCTCCGAAATGATCAACTTGTCTCCAAGCTTGCATGACGGCTCTTGCTTCGTTTTGAGCCAAGTCACCAAATTCTTGTCTAACGTCTTCGATGGCTTGCCGTAACTCCGAGCCACCGCCCGAGGCAGCCATTTCCATCAGACCATTTAACATCTTAAATGGTACAGCTATGATAGAGGCCGCCAAATTAAACATGGATCCTATGAGTCCCCTAGTGACATTCAGGAGACCCGACATAGCATTCATTGAGAATTGAAACCCAGCCGCCAAACCTTCTACGGTTGCTACAACGGGCGCTAGCTTTAGCAGTTTTCTACCAAACTTTTCAGCCTTGCCTGCCAGGTCATCCAAATTGTCGCTGGCTTCCTGGGCGGCGCTGTTGACCTTCTGCATGGTTTGTTGGCCTTGGCCCAGCTTTTCAACAGACTCGGCAGCATTCTTCACGGCCGAGTTTAGTTCTTCAAGTCCACGTCCTGCTGTTTCTAGGTTCAGGTTTCGGATTGTTTGTACAAGCTGTTGCATGACACGCAACTGGCCTTTGAGTGCGTTTTCCTGCTCCTCAAAAAGTTTCTTTTGGTATTCCAAAAGTTCATTCAGTTGCTGTGTTTCTTTAATTCCCATGTTTCAGCGATTCGTCTGGACTGGTGATAATTACACTAGAATAGATTTTTCAGAAGGCTCAAATATGTCTGATTCTAACAACAAAGAAATTCTCATCGAGGCACCCATCAAAGCGAAAGGTGAGGATGACCAAACCATAAAAGAGTTCAAACTTAGTTGGGCCGGTAAAATATTTTTTGCGGGTGCGGCGGCGTACATATTAGGTAGTGCGGGTCGTCAACAGAAGATTCCAATCAAAGTACGTGGCACACCTCAACAAGTGAAGGCCATCGTTGATGCTGTTATTAGTTCGAAGCAATTCCAACAAGAATTAAGTAGACCTGGTGCAACAGTTGATAGCGTAATTGATAAACTTAGACTAAGAAATATAAGCAAGAATCAGTTTCAACAACTCACTGGAAAACCTTGGCCGTTATAGGCTATACAAAACGGTACCTCTGAACTAACTCTATATCAGGAGTTGGGATGAAAAAGAATTTCAATGGGAACGCTAATAAGGGCGGTGTATATAAAATAACAAACACCATCGATGGCAAAATATACATTGGTTCTGCTAAGACTTTTAAGACAAGAGCAAGTGCTCATATCTCTTCGCTAAAGACTGGCAAGCACCAAAACAAACACCTGCAAGCAAGTTGGAACAAACATGGCGAAGCTGTCTTTTTATTCGAAATAATTGAGGTAGTTGAAGGTAGTAAGACAGACAGAACTACTCGTGAACAATTTTATATTGATCAGTGGAAAGAACGTTGGAAACAATGTTACAACTTTAAGAAAGAAGTCGTAGAAAAAGACCGTTCTTGTTGGTCTAAATTTCCCGAAAAGACTCGCAAGAAGAAGTCTGAGTCCATGAAAAAGAAATGGAAAGACCCTGAGTACCGTAAGTTCCAAAGCGAGTTTCAATCCAAAAAAACTAAAGAACTCTGGCAAGACTCTGAGTACCGAGCAAAGCATGTTGAAGCTATTCGAGAGTTTACGCAGAAGCCTGAATATCGCAAAAAACTGTCTAAAGCTGCTCAAGGTAAAGAGATATCGAAAGAAACTCGTACGAAAATTTCCAAATCTGTTTCCAAAATTAATAAAGAACTTTGGCAGAATTCCGAGTATCGAAAAAAGGTGATTGAGGGTCGTAAACATTCCTGGGCAAATGATGAAGTTCGAAGGAAACGGGCGTCAATCAAGTTTCGTAAACTAAAAGAAAAAACTTACAAGTTTCGAAATCCTGATGGTAAAATAGTAACAATCACAAACATGTAAGATTTCTGTAGTCGTTCAGATGTCATTCTCGTTCCACAATTAATGAGTAAAGTTGCAAGAGGTTTATTAGAGAACTATAAAGGTTGGACAAAGCCCTAGTTAATTTCACAGGAGATTATTATGGCTTTACCAAATGGGGCAAAACTAGAAAAAGTTTTACCTGGTGGCATCGCAATCTATGATGTAAGTGACGTTCTACCATCGCCAGCGAGACCCAGGTTTAATCGACGACCAAGAGGCGTCAACATTATTAGAGTTTTCTTCCATCACTCTGGTGCTTACGGCAAAGATGGATTCGAAGGCGCTGAAAACTCTGTTAATTTCGTGATTAATCAGAGAAACTTCGGTGCAAGACCATATCATTACTGGCTTGCTTACAAACCAGATAGAGATGAACAAGGAAACATTGTCATCTATAGGCTTGCAAAAGATGATGAACGAGCATGGCACACTGGAAATGCTGCTAATGACAATGGAATAGGGGTGGTTTGGCAGGGCAACCTACACCCAGATCATGACGGCAATCCATCGCCTGAACAATATAGAATGGCCGAGGCGCTTACCAAGTGGCTGCTAGAAAAATATGATTTGCCTCTGCCAAATGGTCTCAGTTTCCACGCAGAAGCCAAAAAATGGGGCGCCAACAAAAACAAACCTTCCTGTCCGGGTCCATTCGTTCAAGCTTGGGTTGAAGAAAGAAGAACACGGCAAGAAGTTGTGTCAACAGCGGTTGATGAAGGTCCGCCTTGGGATGGAAGCGCATCAGAACAAGAAACAACTCAAGAATCGGAAGAACCTGTGCAGGTGATGTTTCCAAAAGTAGAATTAAAACCACCAGCCAATCCTTTACCGAAGCCAATAAATGCAGAAAAACCAGCTTCTCCGAAGAAAAGCTGGTTTAAGAAAGCAAAAGACCTTTTGTCTAATAATCTCTTCCCAGGAAAGAAGTGATTATAGGCCCAACTGCTGGAGCTGAGCAATCGTGGAATCAGTGTCGGAGTGATGAATGGCAATGCCACCAGCATTCCTAAAAGGAACCACGTACTTGGGAAGATCGTCGATCAACACTGGCATCAAGCCTCGTTCAAGCGTCGGCCTTACTTCTTCATGCTTTGTATGAGTAACGATTACTCGGTCTCTTCCAAGACCTAGTTCTCGCTTACACCATTCAAGCTTGCCCCTCTTAGAGTTTGGACCCTGTGGACCAGTCAAAATGATAGGATTGTGACGCTGAATGTATGCCCAAAGCTGCCGACCATCAGACATCCAGTCAAGATTTACCCAAAAGTCGAAGTTGTTCGACACAAGAGTATACATGAGGTCACGTACACGCTTCTTTTCGGTTCCCTTTTGAACATCATCATATTCGATAGGCTTGCCCAAAATTCCGTTATCCAAGTCACCGTCAAGTTCAGCAACCGCCTTCTTTACAGACTTGTAAATCTGTGGGTACTTGGTCTTGTAAAGGTTGAGGTTGTTCGCAACCTCATGAACCTTTTCATTCATGACGGGAAGTACGCCACCCATATAATCTACAAGGACGCCATCCATATCACAGAAAATCTGGTACTTATTCTTCGCCATCTGGTGTACCTATTAGTTCTTTCCACTTTTGTACACCGAGTCCCTCTACTGATTCTTCACCACCTGGACCTAACCATAGCTTGGGATCGGTGTGGTTATGACTATAATCGCCGCTTGCTGCCTCATTGAGAATGTGTACTAATTCATGAACGGCTGGCTGACCTCTCTCTGCTACCGTAGTAATGTACTTTGTACGAATAACAGCCATTGGTGTTCTCTTTGTACCAAAGATTCCACTCAATGAGGTCGAGTAAGCTGCGGCGCCTTTCGCCCAAGCTTGCCACCAACCAGAACCACTTTCAAAGGTCTCGTCTGTACTGAATAGGAATACTACACGACTCTCATCTGCTTTTTGAACCCCCTTTTGCTTAAAAGCTAGTTCTGTGGCATGAATAGCCGTAGCACACTTTCTTGCAAGTTCCGTTCCATATTGGAATTTACCATCAACAATCCAAGACGAAACACTGCCATCAGTAGCTTTTACCGCACCTTCGAGCTTCTTATCAATGATCACTATCGCTTTATTACCGTTTACTTCTGCTTCAAATTTGTGACCATCTGGCAGATCTGGCCCTTTTACAAGTTTGACAATGATATACACACCCATAGCTGCAAACGCAACCAAGGTTACAATTAAAATAATAAGACCTTCCATTTGCTTTCTCCTGTTCCCTAATAAATAGGGAAACGAGAATAGCAATGTCAGATTTGCGTATTATTCATATATTTCTGATGAATCTCATCCATCAAAAACAATGTTTTAATTGGAAATTTATCACCTAGTTTCTGTTCGATAGCCACGATTCCTTCATCGGAGCGAACAACCAAACAAGCGATTTCAATAACTTGCAAACCTTGTTTTTGACAAATTTCAACCGTACTCAAAACAGAACTTGCAGTTGTTATTACATCCTCAATCAATACAACCTTTCCATTTTCAGGAGTATATCCCTCAATCAATGTTCTTGAACCATGGTTTTTTACCGTTGGTCGAACATAAAACCAAGGTTTTGGAAAAGCTGTAAAAGAAGAATTCGCAGATAAAATTGCTGCCAAGGAGATGCCACCAGTAGCTACTCCACCAATTGCATCAATTTGATTTGAAATCGCAAAACCAAGACAGGTTGATGCGCATTTTAATGCATCAACATGACCCAAAGCAATTCTGCAATCGAGGTAATGATTACTCTTCTTTCCGGAAGAAAGAAGGAATGATTTCTTCTTAGAAAATTTGTAGGCTTTAGAGGCCAGGAGACCCAGAAGTTTATCACGCCTTGGTCGAATCAAGGTGTTGTTTTCTGGAGTCTCCAGGCTTTCTCTAAAAACGGAGAGAGTCATGCTTTAGTGCCTCTTCAACAAGCTCAAGGCAAAGAGCATCGATTTCGGCCAGTCGAGGCTTGTTGGGCAACTTGGAATCCTTGTAAAGAGATTCCATTTCTGCGTCTTGCTTATCAGCCCATTCGATTAGCTGATCGTATGACCATGCTCCAGCCCTGATGCCCAGCAATTCCTGGGCGTCCGGTCGTCGAACATAAACTTGACCCTCGGCAAGGATTTCACGACACATCCTCATGAGACGAACTAGATGCATTGCGTGCTTGGTATCATACCCAAATTCCGCTTCAAGCTTAGCTCGCTTTTCGTTACGAGTTTGCTTCCACTTTTGGTATTGTTCCCATTCACGCTTTGCACTTTGAAACTGTTGTTCCAAGTTGAACAGTCTCATGACGTCTTCGCTTAGAGGAACCTTTTCCTCGATCAATTTTTGAGTTGCACCAAGCTCTGAGGCACTCATCTTTCGATCGGTTGGAAGTCCAAACTCCTCACGAGTTGGTCTATGAGTAGGCGGCTCCAAAAGCCAACGCTTGTGGCCTTTAATTCGCTTTAGCTGTTGGTTTGCATACCCAGCAAAAGTAAAACGTGCCTTCTTACTCAAGAAGAGATGTCTGTGTTCCCAAAGCTTGCGAAACAAAGAAGTTTCAACAACCCAATCTTGAGGATCGGTAAACAAAACTTCGATGATGTTCGGGTTACAATCCGACGCAAGCTTCAAAAACTTACGAAGGTCATAAATGACCATGTCGTACGGATCCTTACCTTCCGCTTGTTCAAAGTTCTTGGTAAAGCCGTAAAAGTATTCCTTTGGCGGAATAGCCAATCCCTTGACGTCAATATCAGACGCAGGAGTTGACGTACCATACGCCTGCGAACCATGAACCGTAACAAGAATTGTACGGTCAGGTAGCCACTTCAGACTTCCCTTGTATCCCTCGTAGGGATCAAATGTCCACTTTTTGGTCATGGTAACTCCTGCTGCCTAGAATCCCCAGGCTACCACACGAAGGTTCGATTATCAACCCATTTTTATTAATCAGCTAGTTTCAACCGGGCTGTAATTGTCTCCCGCTTCATTTTCTTGAGATTCTTCAAGATCCGTAGCTTCCTTTTTCTTTTCTTCGTCCAAATTTAGACCCAGAAGACCATAACCAACTATATCCTGATAGGGACTTTCACCAAAGGCATCTTTTTTAGTGGCAATTCTCTTCATCTTATCAAAAATTCTAACAATACACAACATATCGGTGTATTGATCAGGACGAATACCGTTAGGATAAAGAATTTTTAGGAAGTCACCTGCTTCTCCAAATGAATTTCCATAAGCAGCATTTTTTTCGTCAACGAGTTCACCAACTCGGTTTCCAAGAACTTTGAACTTACCCATGTGAGTGAGTATAGAACAAGCTTCTATTTGTTGAAACCCTCAACAAAACATCTATTTAGATACTGAAAGTTAGCTTCATGAATGAATACAAAAAGCTGGGCGAAAAGAAATACAAGATAAAGGATAACCTATCTGGTTATGATAAAAGCTTTCTCTTGAAGACCTTCAGATTGCCAAATGGCATCATTGAAAACTTCTTCATTGATGATGATAAAGACAGTGTCCAAATATTTGCCCTAACTGACTCCAATGAGGTTCTCACTGTCAAACAGTTTCGACCAGGTGTCGAGCATGACTGTATAGAGCTTCCAGGCGGTGGTATGGAAAAGGGAGAAGACGCAAAAGAAGCAGCTGCTAGAGAGTTGCTTGAAGAAACCGGATATGAAGGAAAAGTTCATTATCTTGGCAAACAAAATTACAACCCTTATTCCACAGGTCAGCGACATATGTTTGTAGCCAAAGATTGTGTGAAGGTTGATCGGCTTGATTTGGATGAAAATGAATTTCTGAAAGTGGTTAGATGGCCACTTGATAAGTTTAGAGAAGAAATCAAGAGTGGTAAGATAAGAGGGTTCGACTGTGCTTATGCTGGTCTTGACTTCTTGGGATTATTATGAGTGACGATTGCGATCTCTGTCTGCTTAAACCAATAACAAAGTGGTATTATCACGACGACAAGGTTGTTGTATGTGATTGTTTAAGCTGCAAAACACCCATGATTGTCCTAAGAGAGCATACGGTACAACCAACGCCTGAAACTATTGAATATCTGTTGAAAATTTGCAGACAAGTATTCGGCGTCAAAATTGAACTGAGAACGCAGCAAAGAAAAATTCCAGATCATTTACACTGGCACATTTTTACTCGTTCGGAATAAAACCACTAACATCACCAGATGGCTGAGGTGCTGAAGGAAGTCCGCTGCGGCTAGCGCCGGATCTACTTTCCAGATTCTGAATTCGGAAATCCCTTCGAATTGCATCTTCCCTAAGGCGTCGTAGTTCTTCCTCGACACCATGTTGCCATTCTCGTCTATTCTCTTCAATTTGTTCTCTTAGAGTTTGAACCTCGGACCTGAGTGCTGTGATTTCTACTCTTTGAAGTTCAAATTGGTGTCGAGTTTCAGCCTTGAAAACAAAATAACCCGTTACAAGACCACCAATCGTTATGACGATTGGCAACCAAGTTTTTATGAAGTCGCCAATCTTTTTGACAGCGTCTTCTCCTTTTCCGTTTTCTGGCATCTCTTACTCCGACACAAGTAAGTATGAATCAAATTATTCATTCTTTGGTTCTTTGCTGCCACTACCATAAGAATAATCAAGGTAAAACAACAAACCTGTTGGCAATGTCATTGGTTGTACCGACACAATCTGCTGCGAAACAAGCGACGGTGTTACCTTCCTTACATGTGGAAATTTAAACGAACTTGTTGACTTAGCTTTCCGATAAGTCTTTACAAGATTTGAAATGGTAATTTTCATAAATCAAAAAGCCTATAGCATGTAACTATAGGCTCTCTTGATTGGAATGAATATCCTGTTTTATGTAAAACGTCTAAGTTTTGCTGGGACTTGCGCTCTATGTTTTCCTGACAATGCTCTCAAATCTGGATTATTGTGGTGAGCCCCTCTCGAAGGAATCTGTGAACCACCTTGCTCATTTGCTTTGGCAGCTTCTTTGATTTCTTTCTGTATTCTTTCTATTAGCCACTTTTTATAGTTGACTGGGAATCTGTAGTAATACGTGTCCCAATCCATGCCGAAGTAGTACCCGAGCAAGAAAAACGGTTCAAGCAGAACGGCTTCTCTATGTTCGGGCATTAGGCCAAAAAAACGAGGGTCCCATGGGCAGCGTGATGTCTGCCACATGGTCACAATTTTGGCACTGGAACTCGACGGTCATGTCAACACCTGGTTCATGATCGTCAATGTACTTTCTCAAAGCTAGAGAATCTAGTGCCGGCATGAACTGAACAAATTTAGCGATTTGGTTCTTATCAGTCACCCCATCAATGTCAACAATCGAGGAAAGAAGTCGAGTGGTAACGATGTTATCGTTCTGAATTCCCTTCTTTTTCTTTACTTCGATGGTCTTTAGAATCTTTTCTTCCTCTTCACCTGTAAGGAATCTAAACCCAACAACCTTTCCGGTTTTTGGAAGCTTGAATCTGAAAAGATTTGAAAATGGTTCAGCAGGCGAAATATCAAGAGGTTTGATTGGCAGCTCAGCCAAATTGATGTTTAACTCATTCATTGTTTCGCAGTTAGGGCAAGTATACTGAGGATCGTAATTTGCACCATAACCAGAAACACGAATAGCAATCATCAAAGCGTTCCTGTCACCTGAAATCATTGAGTTTACATCAACATTTCTGTTAATGAGACATGATTTAATTAGCTCGGTAATAACCGTACCTCTTTTGATGAATGCACGGCTCATGAGAATGTCTTCCTCACGAGCAGTCATTGCTCTGAACTCCACCCGATCTGCATCGTGTAATGCGTGCCCGTCGGGGTAAATTTTTCCTCCAGATGGAAGAGGAACTGCATCAACTGGAATGTCCAGTCCTAGTTCCTGCTTAGCGTATTGTTCACGGCTTACACCCTGTGTGCCCTCTACAGCTTGTTTTGCTGCGAAGATGGAGTTGCGTAACTCACGCTTCTGGTCTTCTGTCATTGTTTCTTGTTCGGACATTCATTTCCTCCATATCTTCATGGTATCCTTACCTGTTAGATATGTCTTCACTCTAATTTTGAAAAGTGAGCCCTTTATGTATCATTGGACTCGCATAAGATTGGTGTAACTTGCAGTGGGATGTATGGAGCGTACACGAACCCAGCTTCAACAAACGTTGCTCCACGAACAAGTCCTCTTTTTCTTAGATGGACAAGGGTTCTGTAGGTTTTGACAAGTGATCCTAAATCACTAGACTTTTCTAAGATAGAGCGCATCGCCCCACGTTCCTTCTGGTGCAGCGGTTAAAAACCGCTGGAAGCCGAAGCCAGCCAAAAATTCATCTAACTCATCTACAAGACAACAACCCTTGTAAACATGTTCGAAGTTTACTTCAGCATAAACGGCTCTAATTGGGACTCTGTTAAAGATGTCCCCAAAGCCTTTCAACACCTTTAGTTCAGCACCTTGCACATCAATATTGATGAAATCATATCGGTCAAGGTCAATTTCACCAACGTTTTCTCTCCATAGAGTGTCGAATCGTTTGGTATGTACTGTAACTTTTTCAGAGATGGTAATGTGTGGATACATCGTAGCATGTGTACCCAACTCAAGAATAGAGGTAGATTGTTCATTGTTTGTAATGTTCAATGTTACCATCTCATTATCCACATCAGACAATGTTGCGCAAAAATATCTTGATTTCATGGGAAGATTGCACGTTTGGTCATAAAGATGTTTCATCATCTTTTTATTGGCTTCGACCCATAACACCTCCCTTACGCCACTTTTCGCATAGTCTTGTGCTTCTTGACCTCGATGAGCGCCGATATGGATAATTCCACGTATTGGATGACCAATTGTTTCAATACACTGTTTCATTGAAATATACATTATTCACACTTTCTCCATCCCTTATAATGATTTCTTTGACCTGAAATGACTCTCCACATTGATCTCTGGTCTAATCCATGTTCATTACAAAAATTTCTAAGACTAATTCCTTTAAAATTCTTTCCTTCAGGAGACAAAAGATTGTATGACTTCGCACGTGGATGTTTTTTCCCTATTCTACCATACATTCCGTTTTTCTCACCTTTATTTTTTTCTGAAATTTTTTCTTTAGTTTCTTGTGAACGAGCTTTGCCCCAATTTGGGTTTCCGCTTGTTTTTACAGAATTGCTTATTTTTAGCAAGGTTTCTTCGGAATAGATATTTGTTTTTCCTTTATTCCAAGGTGTTTTTCCAATATTTTTGACGAAACCATTTCCGCAATTAGATTGTTTTAACAAATTGTAACATAAGCTCCATTTATCTTCTAAAAGAAAGTTATCGATATGTTTTTGTTCTTCTCTTAGTCTACTATCTCTATTACCTTCAATTACTTGTAACACTCTAAATTCAAATGCTTCCTTACCATACTTGTCAAAAGCACGTTGTAAATGCTTATTGTGATGTTTTCCATTTCTTAATGCAGAACGATGCTGGTAAGCCCTCTTTTTAAAGCATTTGGCACTGCCAATATAGATCTTATCATTCATTATATTTTTGATTTGATAAACACCGCCCTTGTTGGCATTTCTTTCAAATATACATTTCATGTCCATAAATATGGCCGGGTCTCAAAAGCACCTATGTGAATGACACCTTTGAATGGTTTATTCCCAGCTTCTTGTATGCAGCGATCAAATGTAATGTACATGATTATCCTGTGAATGCCACTTCCATGTTGTACTTTGCCTCACCTCTAAACTTTAGTTCAATTGGCACATGGACTGTGTTTGGTTTGATGCCCTGATAGGCATCGATGTCTATTGTTTGTCCGTCTAAGTAAAGTTTGTTCAACTCCTCAGCGGTATACCCATCTGCAAATCTGTTTTGATATGTGTTCTGTACACGATTTGCTGGAACGTTAATTAATCTTGGGCTCTCGGGATAACAACAAAGATACGATGGAACTCTGCTGTCTGACTTGACTGAATCAAGTGCGGCTTCCAAACTATTAGGGTTGTGATAGTTTAGTGTTTCTATGAATGAACTGATAAAATCTGTGTTGTAAACGTTTCCATCAACCGACATTGGGTAACCCCAATCGCCCCCGCACTTATCCCAGGCCCAAACAAACTTTTTCACAAATTTTGGAACATTTTGTGCTTCGTTTGTAGCATAACAATGATTCACACCATCATGTAGTCTAAGACTCAAACCAACCATCATTGAGTTGTTCTTGATCAAAGAAAACTGCTGGTCTTCTGTTGAAACATTATTTACAAAGATAATGTCATCGACAAGAAAAATAGTAAACTGTGAAGCTGCCCAGGGAAATCCTTTCACAGCCTTTACAGTCTGATGTTTGAAATTAGTTTCTGCTTCCCAAACAAAATTATCATTTCCTGGAAATGCTTCCTGGAGTTTTTGGTAACCTTTGTCAAATTCTGGACTTGACGCCTTGTAAATGACAGTAACAGTCGGGTCGGTTTCACTTTTAAAGTATCTCTGAAGAGATTCAATGCAAGCATGAAGTTGGCATGCTCGGTCTTTGCTGAAGATTATGAAATTGGTTTGTGTGTCGTTCATTGGTTATCCGGTACATCCAGTGTAAGAATTTCCTGGTGGATTGGCTGTTTATCCTGTCTGAGTTCAACAGAGATAATATGTGAAATCACTCCAAGATTTGGATTGGACTGACTTCCATGATATCCTACGTGAAAGTCTAGATTCTTGTTTAGAATGAATTCGGCACCAGAACGTTTTACATAGTCAACAAAATAGTCTGTATCAAGTTTGTAATATGCCTTGACATCTCCTCTGAACTCAGGCGTGGTGTTTACAAGAAACCATTTTTGTATACGTTCGGTCACTATTGTCCCTTGATATCACCAAACTCCATCAGCATATACATCTCAGGTGGTTCACCATTTTTCCAACCAAACTTTTCCAAGCGAGTGCATCTGGGGCACAAACACGTGTTCTCGTGAACTGGATCAGATTTGGTTTTTACGATTTCAGTTTCTTTTACGATACCAAAAATACGACGGCGAACAGAGATGCGTCTGAAAACAAGATTACTAGGTGCTTGAGAGGTAGAAACATGTCTAGGTCGTCCATTACCAGCCACGTTGATAAGATATCCAAACGCATTTCGTCGAAGTTCTGAAACCCATCCGCCTCTTGTCTGCAACTTCCAAGACATGTTGGTTTTTTCCATATCCTCTCGCCACTTTTGAGCAAATTTCATTGCAGCTTCAAACTGCTCTTCACTTAGACCAGATTGAATCATGAGTCGATAGCCTCGTTTTTTTTCTTGCGTCATTTGATACCCTTGTTAAACAGAAATTCCAAATACCTTTTCTTGAGCTGTAAATACTTCAAATCTTCTTCAGATTTAGAGACGTTTGGTGGAGTTGAATTTAAAAAGATAGTGTTTGAGCGAATTTCGGACGAGTATTTCTTGAGAGCATCAGACAAAAGGATAATTCTAAGGTTTAGTGCTTGAATTTCTTGTTTGAGAGAATGTGTGCTCATCAATCAAATGGTGGAACAAGAACACCATCTTTGTCTACAAAACCAAATGCGGCCAATGTTTTATTAAAATCGCCAGTGTTTTGGACTTGAACAAGCATATCTCTTGCAATGTTGCAAATTTCTCTTTGAGCATGGTTGCTGTAACGTAATCCAATGAAGTGTGCAAAGCTTCGAAAATTAAACATTACATCACAAGTCAATTGATTGCCATAAGGCAAGTAGAATCTTGCACATTCTTTGGCTCTTTTTCTTGCTTCTTTATTGCTAAGTCCTTCAGATTCCTCATA